GTATTGGTGGCTTTCTTGCCAAGGTCTTCGTAGAGTCCTTGGATTCGGCCGGTGCTTTCCTCGGCGTCTTTCTCAACGTCCTTACCGATGTCCTTCGCGCCGCTCGAGAAACCACTCGAAAGTGCCGCGCCCGCATCCTCGCCGGCGTCACCCGCTTTGGTCGCTAGAGAACCATCCGAGGCGACGTCGGTTGCGGCCAAGTCCTCTTTGACCTGGGCGGTATTCGCTCGGACAATGATCTGGGCTTCGCCGACAGTGGTAATCATTCCGCAACGCTTTCAACATCAATCGTTATCTTGATTAACTTTGCGAAAAGAATTCTGGCTCCGGGAGCAATGTCCATCAGTGAATTGAAAGCAGTAACGGTTCTCTGAGCGGGCCAATTAGCCAAGGGTGTTCTATCAACTAGTTCGTGACAACCGAGACAAACCGGAACTATCTCGGTTCCTCCTAATCGTTTTGGAATGGGGAAGTGATCGTGTTCGTGGCGTGGCGCAAGAGGCGTCAAACAATAAAAACACTCTCCGCATCCATCGTGCTCGTTCATCGCCACTTACTCTGTATCTCTTCGTCACGACCTTGAGCGAGGATGGCGGCTTCCTTGGCCTTGCGGTCCTGCTCTTTCGTGATTGCGCCAGGAACGATGTCGTCTTCGTCACTCACGATGAAGGGGGCGTTCAACTGAGCGTTGAGATCACCGCGTACCTCTGAGCGCGTGTTCAGTCCACCGCTCAACTCATCTAAGAGAAAGACGTACACGAGATCGAGCCACTCCTTTAGGTTGAGGTCGTTGGGGTCGGCTTGCGCGAGCGTGCAGCGGGCCGAGAGGTCGGCTTCGTAGAAGGCTCCCCAGTGCGCGAGGCGGACCGCCGCTTGGTAAAACGGCCCGTGTAGAACTCCCCGAGCGCGACGTAGACCTCGAGAACTTTCGTCTGGTCGATGATGACGTCAGTGTCGTGGACGAGTTTGTCCCACTTCTCGCGGTCATCGTCTAGGACACAGCTGTCGACGTACTTCAGCGCCTCGTTGTAGTCGACGTTCCCGTTTATGTCAGTGACTTTGATCATGTCCAAGGCAACGCCCGCTGGCAACTTGCCCGCGAAACGAATTATCGTTTCGACTTCGACGCCCTTCTTCGAGTAGCCGACGATTGGCACGGAGGCCGGTTCGGCCTTTCGTAACTTAACGTCGGTCACCTTCCCTACAGGTTCGAGTGTTGGCATTCAATTCCTTTCATAGCGTGGGTTTGAAATACAGATTAGAACGGGAACGGCTCATAGAAGAGATACATCTGGTCGGTGAGAAATCTCCGTGCTGGCGTACCAGGATGGTGGACGACCTTCGCGAAGATGGGATTCCCGTCCGTACCGAACCACCTGAGTGACTTCGCCTTCACTGGTCGAATGTCATGGGGCTTCGTGCCCTCATGGACGAATACCGCGTAGGGCTGCAATGCTGCAATGACGACAGTGAAACCCTCGGGCGAGTCGTAGAAACGCTTCACGATTGACTGTGAGAGTCTGCCCGTTCGCTTCGGGCACGCGACGATGGCCGCGTTCTGGACGACCTGAGATTTGCCGATCATGTAGCGACCGACGATGCCGTCAGGACCGTGAAGCATGTTCTCGACTGAAGCCCCATCAATAATGAGTTTGTACGCCATCTACGGCTCGTCAATGGAGACGTCGAGTTGCAACCTCATTGCGGCCATGCCACCCTGCGGGCCCAGTGGGAGAACCTGACCAATGACGAAACCTGCGGACTGACTCTTGACGGCCAAGTCCTGTTTCTTTATTTTCGCCGCGCACGAAAGCAACGCCCCCGCATCACGGACGGCCTGGGTTCCGTTGGCATTGAGCACTGCATCTGAGGCGGGGTTGATTCCTCCGTCATTCCAGTAGCCGAACGTCGCGACCGTGCGAAGGATCATGACGAAGAAACTGACGCGAAAGATGACGCCCTGCGCGGATTGGATGTTCTGGCCCTGCGGCGCGCCAGGTTGACCCGTCGAGCCATCGCCGACATACAGATAGAGCCCGGGCTTGTCCCAGGGGATCTCGCCAGCGCCCACATAACGGTTTCCCGGCAAAGTGAAACCAGGGATGAGGGCTAACTCAGTCCCGAAGGATTCCAGCAGGTCATTGGCCGACGAACCCAGATCGCTGAGTTTCATGGCTACTTGCCGTCAGACGGCTCGTCCTCGTCGGATTTGGGGGGTAGCGAGGACTTTCCTGCCTCCGTCGGCGCTTCGGACGGCTCGGAGTCAAAGTCCTCAGAATCGGCTTCTGGGGCCTTCTTAGGGGCGTCCGTGAAATGACCACCAGAACGCAGGTTTTCGAGGTACTCACGGATGCCCGAGGTCGACTGGCCCTTGAAGTGCTCGATCATGCCCTGTTGCACGCCTAGGTCACTGCGTTCGAACTCGCGCTTGAGTTGGTCCTTCTCGGCCTTGGTCGCTCCGGCCGTCGTGAAACGTTTCACGGGAAACAATTCAGCCATTGCTCGACTCCTTCAAGAAGTCCGGGGCCGTACTTACCACCGGCGCTTCGTCCGGAGTATCGGCCACCACCGCTTTCGGTGCTTCGGTTTTGACTTCTTCGGGGGCTGCAAAGGGATCTGTGTCACTCATGAAGATGGTACCTCCGTTGTCTTGACGTTGAACGACTTGCCCAGCCACATCCACCATGAGCAGAAAGTCGGGATAACGCGCTCTTCTGAATGGGAATGGGCGCCATAACAGGTGGCAAACTTCGTTGGCACGAGTTGTCGAATGGCCTTGCGAGCCGGCTCGTACTTCCCAAATGGTGTCTTGATAACCATGATTCTCCTTAACTCGTTGAGGATGGGAACTGCTGACGCTGATTGCGCGCCGTATCTGGTGAAAAGACTAGGGGCTTCTTCATCAGACCACTGGGATTCACGCTACGAAGCCACATGTCGACCGTTCGAAGACCCGTAGGACCGCCCTTGCTCATGACGTCGATGACTGAGGCGATCTGTGCGGTGACCCCTTGACGAGTGATGGTCGTCACACGGTCGGGGTAGCCGTTCTCGTCGCCTAGGAACGGAAGTGCGAGGTTCTCCGCTAGGGACTTACACGCCATCCGTCCGCCGCTTCCACAGTCCTGACCGAACATGTACGTGACGGAGAACGTTCCTTCTTGGGTGTCGGGGAAGTACTGGGTCTGTGAAACGGGCCAGCCCCACCTTGCAGTTGCCTTCGCGCCTTGGTAGGGGAGCATCCGAATCAGCCACTTGTTCTCGCGCAGTTCGTACTCGTCGGGTGGGATGACAGTCCCGTCGATCTTGACTTCGACTATCTCGGTCACGGGGAAGTCATAGAGCTCAATGTACGGGGCAGTGTCCTCTGCGTAGAGGGACATGACCGGTGGCTCGCCGAGGTTGTTCACCAACGAAGCGCCCCAGCCATAGCCCCACGAACCCCAACCGGCCGACGTCCACGCGCGCACATCGGCATTTACAGGTCTCGAGACTGGCCGGATCGTCACCGGACCGCAGGCGCCAGTGAACCGATGTGCCGTTCGTTCGTAGAGGATCTCCGTGGCGGCTTGGGCGGCGTCAGCGCAAATGACCGCGACGAGTTCGTCACTGATCGGGTCGAGCGGTGGAATCGCCTGGGTGTTGGTGTTGTTGATCGAGGCGATGGCGGACTGAATCGCGAGCGAGTTCAGTACGTCCGTTCCGTTAATCCAGGGGCTACAAGCAGAATTTCTCGGAATGGCTCACCGCCTTAGCCGGCGGCTTGCGCCACGTAGCTCGGAGTCGGCACGACATCTTCGCCGCACGCAGTCCACTGAAGAATCTCCGTCGAGTCGAACGGGAACTGACCGCTTGGGCCACCACCCCAGTTCGGGTTCGGGAACGCCACACCGTTGTAGAGAGCCTGAAGTTCCGCGTTCGTTACATCCCTCGCACCCACGACGAAGTACGTGCACAGCGGCAGCGCGAACCAGGTGTAGGGATTGACTGGGTCCTGGTGACCTTCGGTGAATCGCTCCATGAAGAACTCCAAGGAAACACCGTTGGGGTTACCAACAACGCCAGGGGTCGGGGTTTGCTGACCGACACCGATGCCGGGACCGGCTGAGAGGTCTGTCTCGTTCGGCACACCGGCGGGCTTCACCGCACCCGTGTCGACGAAGACGGGAATCAACGCAGCGGCCGCAATGGTCGTGGTGACTGATGGGGCCGAGACCGCGAGGCTGACGGCGCCAATCGCTCCCGTCTCGGTGACTGTGAAGACGATCTTGGCCGTGTTCGTGTCGCCGGTGATCTGGAAGGTCGTTCCCGCGGGCACCAAGTCCGTCAGCGCCGTGACGGTGAGTGAAGTCACCGTTCCGGTCCCTGATGCGGCAGAGGTGGCCTGTGAGCCGATGTTCGGCACCGTGCCAACCTTCTGCAGAGTTCCGAGGTAGCGACCGTAGACGACGACACCTAGACCACCGGCAGCGAAGGTGAAGCCGCTGACGACGTTCTGGTTCGTGGTCCCCGAAGCAACGACGACGGTCTGGTCGGGGCCGATTGGGGTACGGCCGAAGACCGAGTAGTTCGCGTAGGCGTAGTCGTACTTCCCGGCCGGAAGTGTCCCACCGGCCGCTTCGAGCGTGACGGTCGGCGCACCACTTGGGGCACCAAGGGCAACGGCGGCGTCGGAGAACAACGTCCCACCCGTGAGCAACGCTTCGATCTGAGGGTCGGGGTAGACCATCTCGATGTCGACCGTGTACCACTTCTGGATGTCTCCGCGCAGATACCACACGCCGAGGTTCCCAGCCGCGTTCTTGATCGCTCCGGTGTCACCGGCCTCGTTGACCTGGGTCAAGGTGGCCTTCATCAACTGGTCAGTCACGAACACTGAAGTTCCGGGGATGATGTTGCCGGACCCGTCGAGTTGCGTGATGCGCGTGCACTTGGCGAAGACGATACCGCCCGGTGGAAGAGTTGTTTCGGTCATTATTCTCCTTTATCGATTTACGGGTAACCAGGCAGGTACACAAGTACGCCCGCGGCTCGAAGGTTGTCCCAATACGCCGCTGCGAATCTCGTGGCTCTGATGGTGATCAAGTTGGGATTTCCGCCCTCACCTCGATCAAGAGCCTCAGAGAGATACTTCGGGAAGACGGTCGGATTCTTCTGCAAGCGAACGGCAACAAGGTCCGTTCCGTAGATCCACGTCTGACCAGTTGGCGGTGCGTCACCGGTTGGACCTGTGCCCTGATACCCAACCCCTGGAACGATGATGTTGTCGAACTGGTCAAGTAGGAACTTTCCGACCCGACGTGAGTTCAGCAAGTTCGGCGCGGCCTCGGGGACGAGGTGAATCATCCCTTGTCCACCAAAGCCCGTATTCGAGAGGTACGCCTGGATAAGTCCAAGTCCTTCGGCCATCGAAACCGGCGTACCGGGGGTCGGGGTTATGTCCTCAGAGTTCGAACTTGCGAGGTATTTGTTCGGCCACGAGTTGGCTTGCGCCAATTCTCCAGTCCAGAATTCGTATTCAATGCCGTAGGGCGCAGCCGCGTCTGACTGACGTTGGACTCTTCCGATGTAGTCGATCTGCTCTTCACCGTTCAAGGATGATGCGGACATCTTCACTCCGATGTCCCATGGCTGTACTTCGACCTTGGGGAGGTTCGGTGGTTGGGTGGGGTCGTCGACTGTGGTTACGTCTCCCGGCGCGCGGTTGATTGCGGCACTGCCATTTTCCGGCAGGTACGCAAAGCCCCGAACCCACTTCTCACTCTGGTCGAGGTCGAGTTCAGCGCGAAGTTCCACGGGTAGAAGACCCAGTTGTTTCGCGAGGTTCGCCTGAGCCATTGCCGTGGCGTCCAAGACACCTTGATACGCCGAATCCACTGAATCAGTAGCCGCCTGCTTGTCCTCTAAGGAATCGGCCTTCGCGAACTGATCGTTGGCGTTCTTCAGCGTGAGCTTGGCGTCGAGGACTCCTTGGTCGTTCTCAATGACGTCGTTACTCGGCGGCGATATCGACGAGCCGAGCAGGGTGACCTGCGGCGGCTTCGGAGGTATCGGTGGTACCGGCTGGTAGAGCCCTGGTTCGTTCGGCATGGCGCCTTACGCGATTGCGACCGTAGCGGACGATCCACCGCGAGGGTGCGTGGTCGAGACGATCTGAAGGACGCCACCGGAGAATCCACGGTTCGCGACGTTCTCGAAGGTTTCCACGAAGGTCTCGTAATCGTTGGTCGAGTCCAATGTGGCGTCTCGCACGACTCCCAGGTCCAAACGTCCACCGTCGAGGAACTGAATCGAACCTTCGATGAAGAGGTTCCACATGACCTGGGTCGGGTAGGCCGGAACTTCGGCAGAAGCGGTGAACGCTCCGAAGTTCTGGTTCACGTACGTGCCCGCGCCGGCGTTGGCGGTCAGGGGGTCCAAGGACCAAATGACCTTGACGTCGTAGCCCGCGAACCACGAGTTGATCTGCTCGTCCGTGATCGAGAAGACGTCGTAGGGACCATCGGAAGAGTGCGCCAGTTCCATCGCGCGGTCCTGCTTGATGATGTCAAGGCCCCAGATAGGGAAGATGCACGTCAGCGTCTGATCACGGTTGAGGCGGTTCGTCACTCGGTAGTTCGCCGCCGTCTGGATGATGGTCGTGAACAGGTCGCGCGAGGCACCAAGCTGACTGACCGAGGTGATCGTGTTCGTCGCGAAGGTCTGAATCTGCGTCCACAAGGCAGCGTCAGCGGCGCGCGCAGCGTAGGCCATTGCGAGGTCGGTGTTCGAAGCAATCGTCTCGGGGTCGAACTGACCCATGAGGTTTCCGAAGCCCAAACGGGTGACCATGGCATTGATGTAGACCTGCACGGGGCTTTCACACGTAATCGCGAGGACGTTCTTGACCGACTCGCCAGGA